AAAAAGTTGACACTGTGTATTTATGTTGATAAGTATATATACATGAGCAATCAAGTTCATACAACAACAAAACAAAACGGAGTCAATCATGACAATCAATCTACAAAATTATTCAGTATGCACAGTTAGTTCATATGCTACATGTCAGTACATAGGCACAGTTCTTAAAAATCACATATTCAACTCGAATGACGTTAGTCTGTGTGGATCTGTAGACTTGAATAAAGATATTTATGAGGCAGAAGAAACCGATCAACTGGTAGAATGCAAATCCTGCGCACGTGCATATGAGAAAATCAAAGCACAGGCAGCGGCACAAAATGCACAATTTGCAACTGTAGAGACAGAGACAGAGATAGAAACAAATATTCCATGTGCAACAAAGACAGAACATATCATCAGTGAACTATCACAGGCAGCACAGAATTTAAGATATGTGCAGGCCACATGTGAAAATGATGAAGAGTATTATAATATATTGACAGTATCAGAATGCAATGAGTTAGATGAAATGTTCGAACGTTTGCAAGAAATCATTACAATTATAAGTGCATAATAAATCAACAACGCAGGGGGGCAGCTGCTCCCCTGATCATCAACAACGGAGATCAATATGATCGTAACATTAACAAACAAACAGCATACTGATCGATCTGTGCAATTTCATTGGATCGATCTTAAAAATCATATATTCACAGTAGTACATGATACAACATTTGTACATGAATTATCTGAAATTATAAATGCAAATGCTCACACGGGGATGTCACAAATTGACGGATGGACTACAAATTTCGATGCGGATACAGAGGCAAAGATCACAGGAAAAATAAGACAGTCAGAGAGCAAGACAGTAGATCAGGAGATCGAAGAGATCAAGGCCAAAGCACAAGAGGCAATCTTAGACGCATATCACGATCGCGATCGCGACACAATGAAGCGGTTAGGATGGATAGTCGAGATCATCAATTTAGTACAACAACAACAAGCCGAAAAGGATCAAAAATGAGCAACGATAATCATACAGAATACAACAGAGAACAACAGCGACAATGGGGCCGCACAATCCTCAGACTAAGAGAATCAGGCAGTTTTGCCGATCTATTGTGTGCAGAAATAGCACATTCAAAACTAACAGTTAGAGAGATAGCAGAACACTGCCAAACGTCAAGCGCATCGATCAACAAGTGGAAAGGGGGCGAAGTATATCCAGCTGTACACTTTCTTTGGCGACTGGCAAAGATCTTGCATCCTGAACACAACACAATAGGCGCATATATGATCTACACACAAAAGATCAATGCAGAAAGATAAGGGGGGGCAGCATGACAAAGTTTATTGCATTGAAATACACTTTTCCAGAGTCAAGCGGGGCAGTGTTGATCAACGTTGATCAGATATCTAGCATTGATCTGAATAATGGCAAAGTATATGTTACTGTCGTTGGTAAAAAGTTTACATATCCTGTCAATCACACGATCCGCGAGATCATCCAGATGATTGAAATTGCAGGGGCGGAAATTGTTAAGCCTGCAAAGAATGATCAAGATTCTGAGATTGTATTGCTCTTTAAAAGACTGATAGACAAATACGAAAACTATTATGATATCAGTCGTGCATTAAAGGCAAAATATCCAGACTTCTATACAACAGATCACATTAACGGAATTGCACAACGGCTTAAAAGACTAGAAAACACGCATGATAATCTTGATTCATATCCACAGAAAAAACAAGTGTTGGATCATCTTAGAGAATTAGATTCTTATGAATCATTGGAGCATTAAAATGATTGCAATCACTGTTACATGCCTATCTCACACCCTAGATCCCTCATTGGCCAATATACGACATAAAAGGAACTGGCGACAATACGATATTAACTGTGAGCATATTGAATTTGTCTTTGCGTCCAATGTCAAAAAAGATCTATGTTTGATCCAGTTGTCTAGTGGCTTGCAACTGACTTGCTTAGAGCCTCAAAGCGAAGTCAGGGAAAAAATCAAAAAAGCCAATTGGCAATTTACGACGAAAGCAATATAATCAATCTGACCTGATTATTTCCTTATTTCAGTTTTGAAGATCCGCAGTATGGCAAGCACTGCGGATCTTCTTTGTTTTTCTATCTCGCTATCTGGCTATCTGTGATATATTCCAAGCATGGACAAGTCAAGCCTTATTAAGTACCTGCAGATCAATCAGAAGTTAGAACAGATCGCAAAAGAGTATCCTTTAGCCCTTGCGCGGCTTTGGACACCACATTGTCATAGATGGGATGGATTAGCCAGTAAGTCAGACAGAATAAGAGGCTGCGGCCGCCCTATGCAGTTCGTTGGCAATGGGATCTATACTTGCAAGGCCTGCGATATAACAGAGAAACGCACAAGCCAAAGAGAAGCGATCCTTAATGTGCTGCGACACTCAGAGGCCTTTTTATTATCAGGGGGTAACAGATCAGGAAAGACGGAATCAGGCGCGGGCATGTTGTCTGTAGCCTTTGCCGCTGGATCTGGTGAGTGGTGGGTGCGTGAGTGGATGCAGATCAATCAGATCCCTCTTGACTTGATACCACAGGAGCCTAGCGAAGTTTGGGTGTCTGCTCTGTCTTATGGCGATGCATTGACATATCTACGGCCAAAGATCGAAAAATATTGCCCTGTTAACACTCGCTTTGTAAGATGGAAAGCACAAGATCGGGCGCATGCTTTGCTTCCAAACGGGGGCAAGATCTTGTCAATGTCTGCAGAATCTGGACGCGAAAAATTCCAAGGCGGATCGGTGTCTCTTGTCGTGCTTGATGAAGAGCACCCAAAAGATATATTTGACGAATCAATGCTGCGCTGTATTGACAAGCGGGGAAAAGTAGTCTGTACAATGACACCTTTAAAAGGGATCACGTGGGTACATGATGTATTTATCGAGAATCCGCAGATCGGTTACGGCTGCTATTCGATTTCTGGGCTTGATAATCCTTTTGTGTCTAGTGTCAAGATGCGGAAGGCGATCGCGCACATGTCAGAGGCAAGCCAACGATCGCGCCTGTTTGGAGAGTTCACAAATCAACAGGGCCTAGTTTATCTTGAGTTCGATCGAAATGTGCATGTCGTTGAGGCCTTTGATATTCCCGATCATTGGCCTCGAGATCGTGCGATCGACTTCGGAGTGCGTAACCCTTTTGCATGCTTGTATTTTGCGCATGATGAGCGCGATGACGTGCTGCATGTCTATCGTGAATATTATCAGACTGAAAAGACAAGTCTAGAAAACGGGCGCGCGCTTAACAACATTGCAAGCCGCTTCAATGAACAATATCGATGGACAGTAGCCGATCCGGAATCAAGAGACGGCCGGATCACACTGCAAAGAGAATGCGGGATCGAAAACAAGCCCGCGCCGAAACATATCGGAGTGGTTGAAACGATCAACTGGGTAAAAGAACGATTGGCACTAGATAGCGCAGGCAAGCCGCATTTAGTGATCCATGACAATTGCAAGCAGTTGATCCGCGAATTTCGCCTTTACAAGTGGGCAAAGAGTGCCAAGGGCGATCGGCCTGTCAAAGCCCACGATCACGCATTGGACGCGCTCAGATATCAGATCGCATTTTTGAAACGCTGGCAAATGCATCAATAGGAGGGCAGCATGTCACAAGATCTAACACACTTCGCCCGTTGGCTATTGGGCATCATGAACCGCAACAATATTACAGTCGAGGCCTTAGCAGATCGATCGGGTGTAAGTCGAAAAGACGTGCGCAACTGGATTCGTGGCAATAGTATCCCGAAAACTGCGTATTTTGTCTTTTTGCTCAAGGCCTTAAGCCAGCTGATCCAATGTGAAGAAGAAATTCTATACAGTACAGCAAGCGAGGCGATCTTGCGAGATAGTTGAGAATATCGAACTAATAGACTTTTGTGAATATATTATTGTAAAAAAGATCTATTGTTTTGTGTAAATATGTTGACAATACTATTTTTATGCAATAAGATAAGAATATAAGCAATGAGGCTTATAAAACAACAACGGAAAACAAAATGACTATCAATCTTTCAAACGGCTCTTTTCAAACAAACGCAATCTCAATCTTCTGTGCACGTGATGAACTTGGATACTGTGTATCCATTGAAATGGATAACGGGATCACAATAAATTTTGAAGTAAAGAGAAAATCAGAAGTAACAGAAGAGATTGCTAATATTGTTAAGTTTTACGGATATGCAACAAGCATCAATTTTTCGAAGTTCGATTCTAAAGATTGGGTATAATCAATCAACACTGTGATCGGGGGCGGCCTGTGCTGCCTCCTGTCTAACTATAGGGGATAAAATGGATCTGGATCTACGACAAAACCTAATCAATCATATACTAAATGCCTTCTTTGATGATCTGTATGCAGCCGAAGAGAATCCCACAGAGCAAAAGAAGATTCTGGATCGTGTGACAAACTGCGAGGCGCGCGCAATCTATGGACATTATAACAATCTGATCAATAGTCATCACATTGTCGCCTCGATACAAACAAAGGGCACAAATCAATCTTATGCTGTATCCTTGACAGATCGGGGCGCGTTGTGTCGTTGTGCGGATTACGAGTTCAGGAAAAAGCCGCGGGGCCAGTTTTGCAAGCATATTATATTTTTGTGTCTTGCATTGACGGGGCAAGTTGAAAGACCAGAAATC